AATTTGTCAAATGGTAATGCGAACACATGTGTTTTAAAACACTAGTGTATTTAACAAATGGAGGAAATACATATGACAAGAGCAATGACTAAATATCAGTTGGAACACTTTAAGTCAAAAGTGCGAAGACAATTTGAACCACTGATAGAAGACCAGGAACTGTTAGTAAAACAGTTTAAAGCAAAAGCGACTGATGTTGCTGTTGCCAAACTTTCAAAAAAGATTGGCGCGGATAAAATAATAAAAGCGTTCGCTGAAGCTGAAAAAAAACTAGAGGAAGCTAGAGCAACAGCTATAACTTTCTTTGAAAAGAAAAAACCTAAAGACGCTGAACTTGATTATAGCTTTAGAAGAAAGAAAGACAGCTATAGCGATAGTAAGTTGTCTCTATCTGATTGTGAAGACCAATTAAGAACTTGGGCTTCAAATCAAGCTGAAAAAGAGTTAGAGCGAAGACCAGAAGGTGCAAGGTTAAGACAGCTAAAAGAGTTAGAGCAAAAGGCCTTGGATACTGTTATGGAAGCAGGAACGCCAGATAGTTTGGCCATTGCTTTAAATGAAGTAAGTAAAAAAATAGGGTTAAGTTGGAACCAAGATTTAACAGCTTTACCTAATATAAAAAACGAAAACTAACACTTGACAATGGTTATGGGATAATGTAATTATTATCCCATAACAGAAAGGTATATAATGACAGATGATAACAACATAAACGACAGATCAATTAACCCATTAATCAGAATAGCGAATACGCTAGATGAGATATTGAGGTTAGTTAAAAAAGATATGGAAGATAGTAAAGCTCGTATTACTGAACAATGGGACAAAGAGCTTGATAAAAAAGAAGTAGTTAAGAGTGATGAGAACTTTAACTATAGTCAATTAGAACTACCATTTCCCGAGGTTGAATAATGGGAGTTGCTGTTGATTTAAAAAAGCAAGAGTTTATTGGACAGGGCTTCTCTAAAAAGGAAGCCCGAACCAAGGCACTTGAATGGTGCCAACAAACGAACACTTGTCGTGGGTGTAGTCAAGCTGTGATGAATGGTCAAAGTCTTATAAAGGCGAGGGCTATTGTATAGGTTGCATGGGCTAGTCAATATGTCATAACGTCGCACCACTAGATATTGTGGTGCGACAAAGTGTCGCAGGACAGAGAAGAGCATGTGGGCGGGCCCCACCCAAAGATATATAGAGGTACCAGACCAAACTCAAAAGTCGAACTTTTTAAGAGGGGGGAGGGGTAGATTTCTAAAATATGGTACCTAATATATATCCTATAGTGTTTGATTTACAGATAGATTCCTGCTAAATACTTTTTGGTACCATAATTAAATATTATGCTTAGTTTAGATAAAATAAATGCAATTACAGATCCGAAAGTTAGAAGACAATTAAAATTAGATATTTTAACTAGAGTAAAAAAATCTACTCAAGAAAAATATAGAACTGATTTTTTATCTTTTGTAAAATACACTTGGCCGGAATTTATTGAAGGGTACCATCATAAAAAAATTTCAGATGCATTTAATAGAATTAGAACAGGTGAATGTAAAAGATTAATTATTAATATGCCACCTAGGCATACTAAATCTGAATTTGCATCTTATTTTTTACCTGCATGGATGATTGGCAACAGACCAAATTTAAAAATTATTCAAGCAACTCACACAGCAGAACTTGCAATTCGTTTTGGTAGAAAAGCTAAAACATTAATTGACTCACAAGAATATCAAGACTTATTTAAAACAAGACTCAGAGAAGATTCAAAAGCTGCAGGACGTTGGGAAACAAATGGTGGTGGAGAATATTTTGCAGTCGGTGTCCAAGGTGCGGTGACCGGGAGGGGTGCTGACTTACTCATCATTGACGATCCACATTCTGAGCAAGATGTTAATTCACCTACAGCATTTGATAATGCATATGAATGGTATACATCAGGACCAAGACAACGTTTACAACCAGGTGGAGCTATTGTGGTTGTAATGACAAGATGGTCAACAAAAGATTTAACAGCACAACTTGTAAATTCTGGAGCAAAAGAAGAGAAAGCAGATCAATGGGAAGTAATTGAGTTTCCTGCAATCATGCCAACAGGAAAACCTGTATGGCCAGAATATTGGAAGTTAGAAGAATTAGAAAAAGTAAAAGCATCAGCTGGTATTGCAAAATGGAATGCACAGTATATGCAAAACCCAACTGCAGAAGAAGGTGCATTATTAAAACGTGAGTGGTGGCAAAATTGGGATAAAGATCATATGCCTCCATTACTTCATGTCATTCAAAGTTATGATACTGCATTTTTAAAAAAAGAAACTGCCGACTATTCTGCCATTACTACTTGGGGAATCTTTGCAGAAAATGAAGGAGATCCACAACATATAATTTTATTAGATGCAATAAAACAACGTTTAGAATTTCCTGATCTAAGAAGACTTGCAAAAGAACAATATGATTATTGGCAACCTGAAACAGTTTTAGTTGAAGCAAAAGCTTCTGGTCTTCCATTGACTTATGAACTCAGACAGATGGGGATACCCGTCGTTAATTATACTCCCTCTAAAGGTAATGACAAACACAGCCGTGTAAATTCTGTAGCCCCTCTGTTTGAGTCCGGAATGGTTTGGGCTCCTAAAGATAGAGAGTTTGCTCAAGAAGTAATTGAAGAGTGTGCATCTTTTCCATATGGAGATCATGATGACTTAGTGGATAGCACTACACAAGCATTAATGCGATTTAGACAAGGGGGCTTGATTATTCATCCAGAAGACTATAAAGATGAGGAACTTCCAAGAAAAAATAAAACTTATTATTGGTAAATGACATTTGTATTTAAACACCCAAGTAAGTATAAAAAGCTTACAACAACTGTACCACCAAAATCTGGGCCATTATCACAGGGCTTGAATATTGAGTATAATACTGTTAAAGATGTAAAACTGGAGAAAATTAATGGCAGAAATCGACAAAGCACTTCCAAACGAAGTTAGAAAAGAAATTGAAATAGAAGGTCCTGAAACATCGGCCGAAGAGAATATTGAATTACAAGAAGATTTACCTGATGTAGGTGAAACTGAAATTACACCTATGGAAGATGGAGGTGTAGAAATTAATTTTGAACCAGGAGCCTTCAACCAGGCTCAATCAGAAAATCACTACGACAATTTGGCAGAGTTACTACCAGAGGAAATATTGATGCCTCTTGGTTCAGAATTATTTTCTAATTATTCAGATTATAAATCTTCAAGACAAGATTGGGAACAAGCTTACATAAAAGGTTTAGATCTTTTAGGATTTAAATATGAACAAAAATCAGAACCTTTCCAAGGTGCATCTGGTGCAACCCATCCTGTTCTAGCAGAAGCAGTCACGCAATTCCAAGCATTGGCTTATAAAGAATTGCTCCCGGCTCAAGGACCAGTGAGAGCTCAAACTGTTGGAGCTCCATCACCTGAAAAATCTTCTCAAGCAGAACGAGTAAAAGAATTTATGAATTATCAGTTAATGGATCAAATGCCAGAATATGAAACTGAGTTTGATCAAATGTTATTTTATTTACCATTATCTGGTTCTGCGTTTAAAAAAGTTTACTACGATGAATTACTAGGAAGAGCTGTATCTAAGTTCGTTCCTGCTGATGATTTAATTGTTCCGTATGCAGCTACCTCATTAGATGATGCGGAATCAATTATTCATCGAATTAAAACTTCTGGAAATGATTTAAGAAAACAACAAGTCGCAGGTTTTTATAGAGATATAGATTTAACTGCTGGCTATAATAACGAAACAGATTTAGATAAAAAAGAACATGAACTAGAAGGAATGAGACAAACTGGTAAACCAGAAGATGTCTTTACCTTACTTGAATGTCATGTTAACTTAGACATCGAGGGTTTTGAAGATCGAGGGCCCGATGGGGAAACGACTGGTATCAAATTACCATACATTGTAACGATTGAAGAAAACTCTCGACAGATTTTATCAATCAGAAGAAATTATGAAATCGGTGACGCTTTAAGAAAAAAGATTTCATACTTTGTTCATTTTAAATTTTTACCTGGTTTAGGATTTTATGGATTTGGTTTAATCCATATGATCGGTGGATTATCAAGAACAGCAACATCAGCTTTAAGAAGTTTATTAGATGCAGGAACTTTATCAAACTTACCTGCTGGATTTAAACAAAGAGGAATCAGAATTAGAGATGATGCACAATCTATACAACCTGGTGAATTCAGAGATGTAGATGCTCCTGGCGGAAATATAAGAGACGCATTTATGACACTTCCGTTTAAAGAGCCAAGTGCAACACTTCTTCAACTTATGGGTGTCGTTGTACAAGCTGGTCAGCGTTTTGCTTCCATAGCTGACATGCAAGTAGGTGAGGGTAATCAACAAGCTGCAGTGGGGACGACAGTTGCATTGCTTGAACGTGGGTCACGAACTATGAGTGCAATCCATAAAAGATTATATGTTGCTCTTAAAAATGAATTTAAATTATTAGCTAGAGTATTTAAACTATATCTACCACAAGAATATCCTTATGATGTTGTGGGTGGTCAAAGAGTAATTAAACAAGCAGACTTTGATGACAAAGTAGATATTTTACCTGTAGCAGATCCAAATATATTTTCTCAAACTCAAAGAATATCTTTGGCTCAAACAGAATTACAATTGGCTCAATCAAATCCACAAATACATAATTTGTATGCAGCATATAGAAATATGTATGAAGCACTGGGTGTAAAAAATATTGATTTAATTTTAAAAAAACCTCAACCACCAATGCCTAAGGATCCATCATTAGAACATATTGATTCATTAAGTGGTATTCCATTCCAAGCATTTAAAGGACAAGATCATAGAGCTCATATTACAGCTCATGTAAACTTTATGGCTACTAACATTGCAAAAAATAATCCTGTAATTAATGCTTCATTACAAAAAAATATATTTGAACACATTTCATTAATGGCTTTAGAACAAGTTGAAATGGAATTTGTACAAGAGATACAACAGCTACAAGCAATGCAACAAAATCCACAAGCAATGCAAAACCCACAAATGCAACAAATGGTTATGCAGTTGAATATGAAGATTGAATCTAGAAAAGCTGTGCTAGTTGCAGAGATGATGGATGAATTTTTACAAGAAGAAAAGAAAATTAATGGTGATTTTGGTAATGATCCTATTGCAAAATTAAAATCAAGAGAGCTTGATATTAGAGCACAGGAAAATTCTAGAAGAAAAGAAGTAGATGAAGAGAGAATTAATGTTGAAAAGATGAAAGCAATGATGAATCAAATGACTGATCAACAAAAATTACAACAAAATGAAGAATTAGCTAATTTAAGAGCAGATACTTCTATTGAAAAAACTATTTTATCTGCAGAATTAAAAAATAGAGGTGGAATGTAATGAAAAAAACAGAAAAAAAGATAGCAAAAGTCATGAGAGAGTTTAAAAAAGGTAAATTACCCATTGGAAAATCTAAAAAACCTGTTAAAAGTAGAAAACAAGCAATAGCAATCGCTCTTTCTGAAGCTGGAAAGAGTAAAACTAGGAGAAAAAAATGAATAAGTTCGATAAATTAGAAAAAAAAGTTCCTATGCCTAAAGGCGGCAAAGTTAAGGCAGAATACCCAACTGGTGGAGTTGAAATTCCTACTCCAAAAGCAGGTGAAGTCATGTCTGAAAAAGTAAAGGGACAAAAAGTAATGCCAGAAAAAGTAAGAATCGCTAAGTGGTACTAATATGTGGTTCAGTGCTATTAAATTAGCCATTCAAGCTGGCTCACATATTTATAAGAACAGACAAGAAACTAAAATGTTGATGTCTGATGCACAAAAACGTCATGCTTTAGCTATGGCAAAAGGTGAGCAAGAATACCAGGGCAAATTATTAGAATCAAGAAATTCAGACTGGAAGGACGAGTTCATTTTATTATTACTCTCGGCTCCAATTGTTATGTTAAGTTGGGCAGTCTTTTCAGAAGACCCAAGTGCAATGGAAAAAATGAAATTGTTCTTTGAATACTTTTCACAACTTCCATTTTGGTATCAAACAATTTTCGTGGGAGTAATCGCGAGTGTTTATGGTCTTAAGGCAACAGATTTAATTAAACGTAAATAGGAGAAAACTATGCAACCAAAAAAGAAAATTCCTGCTGGTAAAAAAGGTAAAGGAATAAGAGCTCTTAAAAAGAAAGCTCCACAAGTAGCTAAAAGAATGGGTTACAAAAAAGGAATGAGAGCTTGTAAGTAATGTCAATCAGAGATAAATTTAAAAAATTAGCAGCACAAGGTGGCAGTCGAAGAGACTTTGTCAAACTAGCTAATAGAGAAGGATTGACAGATAAAACAGAACCAAGAAAAAGATTAAAGAACAATAGATACACAAAAGCTTTTGCAAAAGCGAGTACTTTAGATTTAGAAGGTCCTAAAAAAACGAGTGTGTTTAGAAAATTATATGGAATGAAAAAATATACTCCGTTTGGAATTATTGCTTCATCTTTATTTGATGCTAAACCTGCAAATGCAGATGAGATTGATATGACAGCAGAAGACTTTCAAGAATTTAGAAGACAGAATATGAGTAAAGGCGGATTAGTTAAAAAAGGTAAACCCAAAAAAGCAAAGAAAGGTTGGAAGTAATGGCAAAACTTTGTGCAAAAGGAAAAGCTGCGGCTAAAAGAAAATTTAAAGTATATCCATCTGCATATGCTAATATGTATGGATCAGCAGTGTGTTCTGGTAAAATAAAACCAGGTGGTAAAAAGAAAAAGAAAAAATAATGGCTCAGGGAGGATTACGTAAATGGGTACAGGAAAAATGGGTGGACATTGGGGCACCGAAGAAGAACGGGAAATATCAACCGTGCGGGAGATCGAAGGGAAGCAAAAGAAAATATCCAAAATGCGTACCACTTGCAAAAGCCACACGGATGACAAGTTCGCAAAAGGCGAGTGCTGTCAGACGAAAAAGAGCTGCAGGTAATACGGGTCCTAAACCAACAAACGTTAAAACGTTTGCAAAAAAATCAAAAAGAAGTTAATAATAGACTTTATTATGGCAAGAAAACCTGATAAACAACCACCACGTTCTAAGAAATATTTCAGACCAACTAA